ATCTCCATTTTTGAAGTAAAAACCGGTCCAGTTGAAATATGATATTTCCTGATCTAAAAGATGACAAACCTTTTCAAGTTTCTCTTCCGTATTATGTTTTGGACTTTCTAATATTGATGAAAGTCTTTTTTTTAATTCTGACATTTTATATTGTTTTTAAGAGAATTGTTTTAACGAAAGTTCTTCTTTATAGCCGAACATTCCGCGTTCTTTAATCATTTCCGCGACGCCTTCAGGAAGCTGGGTTTCCCAGCCTTTGATGTTGCATCCGATCTTTTTCAAAATATCTCTTGAATAAATTTCCAGGAACTCCGGATTGTAGTTGGTAATGTCTACGATACGTTCATTGTGCTTGAAATACTTATACAATTCTTTCAGGTTTTCTTCTACTTTTAACGTATCGGAATTCAGCAATTCATGCGTTTCAGGATCCTTGTAAGGATAAAGATACACTCTCAGTCCGTTTCTGAAAAACTTACCGAAAGCCTCCAGGATTCCCCCTGATAGATTCTTATAATATTTCTCGTCGAATACCATCAACAGGTTATTTACACCCATCGCCACCCCGATATTTCCGCTGGTGTACGAAGCAAAGTAATCAATCAAACGGTAATATTCCGAATAATTGGAAATGATAACCGTATATCCTAGTTTGCCCAATACATCGACTCTATCCAGGAAATCCCTTTCATCAATAACACCGTCTGCACGAAGGTTTGAAATGGTGATCTCGATCAGAACTTCGGTTTCGTCAGGTGTACATAGGGCGTCTTTAAGAAACATGTCGAGACCATTTTTCAACATATCAATATTTACCTTCGTTACAGGCCTGAAACTTCCCCTAACAGCAAAAATATTTTTCTTGTATAAAATATCAGCAGGCAGCATATTGTTCCCTTCCGAATTGAAGATGACGGCATCCGTCATTCCATGTTTTACCAGCTGTAAGGACATCAGTCTGTTGTCAACATATTCAAAGGCAGGACCGCTGAAATCGATCATGTCGATCTCCAGATTATCCTTCGCTACTTCGTCGTAAAGAGATTCTACTAGATTTCTCGGGTTATCATAATAATGAAAGGCCCCGAAAATAAGATTTACACCAAGATTCCCTAAAGTTTCCTGCTGTAACGTGGCATCATTTTCTTTAAATTTTACATGAATAACAATTTCATTGTAATCTTCATTCTCCTTCACCTGAAAACGGATTCCTACCCAACCGTGACCTTTAACTGTTTTATCAAAATTAATGGTTGTAACGGTATTTGCATAAGAAAAAAACTTTCTGTTCGGGTTGTTTTCTCTGGAAATTCGCTCTTCGATTAAAGCTACTTCATAGCGAAGCATTTTTCGAAGTCTGTTTTGGGTAACGTATCTGTTTTTTACCTCTTTTCCATAGATCGCATCACTAAAATCTTTGTCGTAAGCCGACATTGCCTTAGCGATTGTACCGGAAGCTCCCCCTGCTCTAAAAAAGTGTCGAACAGTCTCCTGCCCTGCTCCAATTTCCGCGAAAGTACCATAAATAGTAGGATCTAGATTAATTGTTAATGCTTTTTGTTTAGGAGTTAGTTTCTGATACATTAGGACATTAAATTTTTCGTAAATTTACCAAAATTAAAACAACCTCAAAAGAAATGAAGTTGAAATTTTTAGGAACGGGAACTTCCCAGGGTGTACCCGTTATTGGATGCACCTGCGAGGTATGTACTTCAGAAAATCCCAAAGACAACCGGTTGCGGTCTTCTGTGATGGTAACTACTGATGAAAACAGGAAAATCCTGATCGACTGCGGTCCCGACTTCAGACAGCAAATGCTTACCCATAAAGAAAACCACGTTGACATTGCCCTGCTTACCCACGAGCACAACGACCATGTGATCGGTCTTGACGATATGCGTCCTCTGATTTTCAAGACAGGAAAAGATATGCCTTTGTATTGTTATTCAAGAGTGGGAAATGAGGTAAAAAAACGTTTTCCATATGCCTTTACAGATGAGAGATATCCCGGAGCGCCTGCTTTTGAGCTGCATGAAATTGAAAATAAGCCTTTTACGGTTTTAGATACAGAAATTACGCCTATTGAAGTAATCCATTTTAAAATTTCTGTGTTTGGATATAAGTTTAAAAATCTTGCTTATATTACCGATGCCGGGTTTATTTCAGATACGGAAAAGGAAAAGCTTAAGAATCTGGATGTATTAATTTTGAATTGTATCAGAAAGTTTGATCCGCATCCTGCTCATTTTATTCTTCCTGATGTTATTAAATTATTCGAAGAGCTAAAACCAAAGAAACTATTTTTAACGCACATCAGTCATCATCTGGGGCTGCATGATGTTGAAGATAAATTACTTCCGGCCGGAATGCACCTTGCATACGATGGATTGGAAATAAATTTTTAGTTTTTTCATTAAAATATTTTTTGAGATTCATAAAAAGTTTCTATATTTGCACACCGATTCAAACAAAGGTAACATTGCCCAGGTGGCGGAATTGGTAGACGCGCTGGTCTCAAACACCAGTTCTTAGGAGTACCGGTTCGATCCCGGTCCTGGGTACAAAATCTCTGCAAACCCTCATCCACATTGGGTTTGCAGATTTATTTATTCTTTATCTTCTCAGGCTTATTTTTTCAACCGTGTAAAAAAGCGTGTAAAAAAATGAAAGCTTACCACTCCCCCCTGAAAGTTTATCCTACGTCCTGGGATAAGAAAATCAATTCCAACTTAAAAAAAGATTGGGAAATCCGCTACACTTACTTCTGTGATGCACATCCGGAAGGGAAAATTATCCGATTCAAAGGAATGAACAACTGCAAGACCCTGGAGGAAAAACAGCATCAAACCCGGATCTTAATCGAAAATGAACAGAAAGCATTAGAGAGAGGCTTTAATCCTATTACTAAACAATATGAGATTATTGACGAAAATATAGTCTCGGAAAACACACCTTTCTATAAAGCTCTTGAAATCTTATTCAAAGGATTTAAAGGTGTCGAGTCTACTTTGACAGATTACGAGAACTCGATGAAGCATATTCACTTTTATTCAACTAAACTAGGGATCAACAATAAAGAAGTGAGTACCGTAACCAAAGGCGACATTAAGCAGCTTTTAATGAAAATGTCTTTGGATGGCCATTCCAATTACCGTGTAAACAAAACCCGATCACACTTATCAAAATTCTTCTCAGTTTTTACTGAGCTGGATATTTTCCAGGTTAATTTTATCGAGGGAATTAAAAAGCTTGAACATGAATCGGCGAAAAGAAAAATAATCCGTACACCGGATGAATGGCGCCGATTCCACTCTATCGCTAATATTAACTACAACGTTTACTCATTCCTGATGATCTTCCTCTATTCCGGCTGCAGGTTTGAGGAAATGGCTCAGGTAAAAAAATCTGATGTTGAGCTCGAAAAAAGTATTTTTTGGATTACCTTAAAAAAAGGAGGGAAACATTCACGTGTAATGCGGGCTATCAATATGCAGACATGGAAATACTGGAAAGAATATTGCGATCTTGCAGGTCCGGAACAATATCTATTTAGCCATAATCAAGCACCTAATGATGTACCAATAAAAGGTAATGCTTTAACAGATGTTTCAGCAAAATACCTTCGTATGGTTGGTCTGAATGTTACCGGCTATAGTTTAAAGGCAACGTTCTTGAATTTAGTTTCCAAAGAACACGGCATCACAAAAGCAAAAGAACTTGCCGGACATACCAATGAAAAAACTACTAAGATTTATGCAGTAGACTATGAAGAACATTTGGTTGAGCAGAACCGGAAGATTAAAGTGAATACAAAATAATTTGAAAAAGTATTCAACAATTTTATAAAAAGTATTGCTTTCTACAAATACTACCACTAACTTTACTATTGTCGATTACACATACAGTCAATAGAATTAATATTTAAAACATAAAAAAAGCCACTGTAAGGGTTACTCTGCTAGAAGTATGATGTATCGACACCCCTTATTTGTGGCTTTATTTTGTTAACTATGACAACAAATGTAAACAATTTTGCTGAATCGAACAGCAATGAAATGATTAAAATTTCAGATCCTGTAAGCATCCGAAATTATTTTTTGAAAGTAAGAGAGCTAAGAAAATCCGGAAATGAATACCCGGTAAATTTGGATGATGTTTTTCCTTTATTATATTCACAAAGAGGAAAAGCTGTTTCGCATTTGCGGGAAAATTTCATTGAAAATGAAGATTATTTAATTATTTCCCAAACGGGAAAAAATACAAAAGGAAGGAATAAATCTGATTATTTTCTTTCTGTGTCAGCAATGGAATTTTTTGTAGCAAAGAAAGTGAAAGAAGTTTTTGCAGTTTACAGAGAAGTTTTTCATAAGACTTTAGATGAGGCCGAAAACGTTCAACCACTTTCTGAAATCGATCTACTTGTTAAATCTGCGTTAGCTTTACAAGCTCAAGAAAGACGATTAACCGTTGTGGAGGAAAAAGTAAATACCTTGATCGAGGATAAAAGTAGAAGCATGAAAATGCTTACTGAAATTCCTTTTAGTCTTGAAACAGGTATATCTACTCCTGAATTATCATTAAGGGAAAAGATAAGATTGCTTGTCAATAGAATTTCAGCAGCTACTTCAACACCTCAACATGACATCTGGAATAACATTTATCAGACCCTTTATTATAACTACGGTATCTCAATAAAAAGTTATAAGAAAGAAAAGAAAAATGAAAGCCTGCTTGACGTAGCTGAACGAAAGTGCTTTTTAGATAAAATGTTTTCAATAGCAAGTAAATTAGTAACAGAGAAAATTGTAGCATAAAAAATAGCCCCGTTTTGGGCTTAAAAAAAAGAGAGAAAAAATTATATTTTCCTCTCCTTTTCGCTAAAAATTATTTATATGACCTGAATCATAAACAATGCAATATACATAAAGTAGCTTTACAAAAGTTATATTTCAATAATCTTATATTTTATCTCGTGTTTGAAATCCTTCTTTTTTTAGAGGGATTTTTTTCTACCACTCCCCGCTTCCTTCGTACTTGGTCGACATGGAGGATTTAAGAGATTTTATCATACCATCTACTAGTTCATTTAATTTCCGCTTTACGTCTGCATATCCTAAATTATATTGAATTCCTTTTCCTTTAGCCGGAGCTTCTTCAGACGTAGTGATGATTCCATAGTCAACAGGCCTGCAACTATTACCGTGACTTCCTTTATGATCAAATGAGGAAAAGATATATTTGTACCTGCCATCCTTAACTAATAACGTAACGTTGTATTTAATAGGCCCTTCAACACATGATCTACCTTTGTATTTTTCATCGGTACGATAGTTATAAATAGAAGATGCAGACAACTCACCTTTTTGGCGATCTCCTAGAACAAGTAACTTGCTATTTTGCGCTATCCACTTTCTTGCTTGATTATATAATTCATCCTTTGTGAAAGTAGAGTCAACTTTTACCACTTCCTCAAATTTAAATTCTTGACCATTTACTTCGATAACTAAGAATAAAAAAATACAAATTATAAATCTCATTAGTAATAAGCTTTGTAAGTTTTTGTAATAGTGAACATTGTATTACCATTCACGTAAAATAGTAAGTAATAAACATCATCTTTTCTAAAGGTTATCAAATATGTAAGTTCTTCAGGATCTTCAGAATTTCTGACTGTATCCACAATTTGTTCAAATGGAACATTGTGTAAATTAACACTTCCGCCATCATCTTTAACTAATGACTGCATTAATACATAATTTTTATCTGAGTTGAGATATTTGCAGATATTATACCACGATTCCTTGTTATTGATTCCTTTTTTTGAAATAAAACTAATATCCAAAATCTTTTTACTATCATCTTTTTCATGAACTAAAACACTGAAAGATGGATAAGTGTACGCTCTTGTCTCTAATCCAAAATCAATATTAGTGTCATCGCTTTTTTTATTAATTTTTTTTTCAAGTTCTTGGAATGTTTTTCCGAAACTCGAAGCAAATGATAAATATTGCGAGACTGACTGTGAATAAAATAAATATGGGCAAAGGAGTGCAATTAATATTTTTTTCATGATGATTAATTTCCTGGCAATTTACAAAATTCTCATTATCTATATTACGGTTTTCCGTAAATAAAAAAGTACCACAAAATATAATTTTTCACCGCATTGTGTGAAATATTTTTTATATTTGAAAACGAATGAATGTTGCAGAAATCTTATCGATGTGATGATAAAATGTTATTTTTACAATGAATATAAAAACCTATTCATTATGAAAACCAAAATTTTATTATTGACAGCATTAGCAGCAGCAATCGTTTATTCATGTGCTTCGGACCGCGAGGATGAGGTGCAAAATCCAGCCTCAAAACTGGAAGTAAAAAAAACAAAAACTATTAATAACAATGAAACCTCAAAGGTAGGAGACTCAATAACTGTGCAAACACAGCAAACGGCAATCCCACCAACAGGTTTTGATCCACAAGACCCAAATGACACAGAAATCGTTCATCCAGGAGATGTTAAACCTCCAAAACCTTAAGGTAAAGTATAGACCAATATCAGCACTTGGAACATTCCTTGTGCTGTTGGTTTCTTTATTCCCTTTTTCTAATAACATCATCGAGCTTTTATTTCCTCAAATAAAACAGACCTATATACAAGCGGCAGATTCTTACGCTTCGACTGTTATTTGGTGTTTGAGCATGTGTATACAAACATCATTTATTATAGTCATACATTTTATGAGACCGTATATTGTGTCGTATGTTTTCCCGTTATTTACATCAATTTATTCTTCGTCATTCTATGTGTATTATTTGTTTGGAGCAAGACCAAATGAAAACTTTTGGTTCTTTTTCTACATTTGTTTGTCTGTTATAATTGTATTATTTATAATCTATGCCTTACAGATAAATCTTAAGATTCAACGTGAACGTAATATCCTAATGAAGCGAACAGTAAGAGCGCTAACTGATGGAAACTAGTATGAGGTATGGGAAGGGATGATTATAAAAACATAAAAAAACTGATTGAAAGAAATGAATATTTCTATCAAAAAAAGTCGATTAATAATATTGAGTATTCCCGAAATAACTTACTTTTTATCGACAAGTTAGATAAGATTCTTGATGATGAACAAAGGATTGTAGTAAAAGATTTTTTAATCGACGAATACAGTATTGCAAAATTTAAATTAAGTATAGATATTTTAAAAGCAGAGCCTAATTAGTTCTGCTTTTTTTATTTTCTTTCGATTCCTCATCAGTTGATATTTGATCTATCCCTAGGAATGCTATGATTGATTTTAAATATAAAGAATCTCTTTGCTGGTAAATATCTAATTTCTGTTCTAAATTTTCAATCTTATTTAAAAGTATTTCCATTTGCTCATCGTGAGGCTTATTTTTTATCGTGGAATTTACATCTTCTTTTGTATTATTTCCCTGAAATCCTTCACCAAATAATAGTGTTACTTCATTTAAATCATATAGTTCTGCAAGCTTCTTCGCTATTCTTTTACCTATAGATTTTTTACCATTTAGTAAAGCAGACACATACTGCTGAGACACACCCAGGTCATCTTGTATTTGTTTTTGCGATATACCTTTATCAATAGTATTTCTTTTTAGATAACTACCTTTTTGGTTGTTTTCGTGATCTTCGACCATTGCCATTTTTAATTTTTCTATCCTTAATATTTTAAGATGACCGCAAAACTATATAATTAGATTCCTTTTAAAAATGTGGTTTTTACGGTTTTTTACATCGATTTTTTGTAATACATTACTGTATTAAAAATAATATCACTGATTTTCAACTATTTACATTATAACAACTAAAAAAGTTGTTAAAACATTTTGAAACAACTAAAAAGGTTGTATATTTGCTATATCAAAATGATTAAACGAAATGAAAAATCAAACAAATATAGTGAAACCGCGCAAAATTCGTCAAGAAGTTTTCCAAGAGATTCTCACTGATTACGATTTGAGAAAGAAAATTGCTGACGAAACAGGAAACAGAGAAACAGCAGTTTACAACTGGGCTTATAGAGAATCTGATAAAGTGTCAAACTACTTCGTAATAAAAACCATCAAAAAACACACTGGATGGGCTGACACTAAAATTTTTCAATCATAAAAATCGAAATCATGAGCACTTTGGAGAAAGAGATACAAGCTCTAAGAATGAAGCAGTCAAGGATTGAGGATAAGCAGAGAAAGGAAAATGCTGAGGTTTGGAGCCGTATCGCAACTTTAGAACAATTAGCCAGAGAAGATAAAACCGGAGTGGATGCCGGGCCGCTTTCTCCGAGTGTTCAGATTTCTATTAATAAAGTAGCCTCACGAAGAGGCTGGAAATAAAAAAGCAGCTATCCGGGGCAAACAGATAACTGCGAGGTATTAACAAGATAACAAAGTTAACATGGCAAATTTAACAATTATTTCACCGATCGACCAAATCAAAAATCAAAATATGGTTTTAGTGATCGAGTCAGAGGAAAGAATTATTGAAGAATCGTATTCTCTATTTGAAGATGAAGAAGTTAATGTTGATGTAGATATGGAGATTGAAGTTGAAAATCATCCGGAGTACGGGAAATCAGTAAAGAAACTGAAAGTAAGCTTTCTAAATGCTTACGATAATAGGGAATGTGAAGATCTAATTCTTAATGATCTGGAAAAACGAGAAATCGCGAGCTACTTACAAAACAACCTAATAATCAAAATCCAATAACATGAAAACTAATATTCAAGTAAACGACACAGTATATCACATAGACATTTTTGACGATCACATTTCAATGAAAGAAATGAAAGTTCTATGCGTAGGCGAAAAGACAGCTTTTGTTTCTTTTAAAGATCCTGAATCTGATTTCTATGGGGAAACAATTCTTTCTTTATCCAGAGTAAACACTGTTGACCCTTCAGAGGTATTTAAGACTTCTTATATGATGGCTTGGGCTGATTCCCTAGAGAAAGCTAATGAACTTAAAGAAGTAATAGCCAAAGTTCACGATTTCAGAAACCAATTTCAAACACAAGTTGCATCATGATAGTAGAAGCTTTTAAATGGTGGATCGGCAAACAATGCCATAGAATTCTTGATTTCATAATTAAATACATCCAACCATGACACACTCAGCAGTAATTAGAATAGAAAACCAAGGCGGTGTTTGGTACGTCAACCACAAGCGACTTGGCCACGACACACTCACCGAGTTTGAAATAAGCGCACTTAACGAATTTATTAAAGAATTTAAAAATCAATAATCATGAGTAGAGAAATAAAATTTAGGGCCAAAAGATTAAATAGTGACGATTGGGTTTACGGTAACCTTTTCAAAAACGAAATCTGCACAAGAATAATAAAGGAAACAGCCACAATTGATGAAGAAGGCTTCTTGGATGATTATAGTGTTGTAGATCCTAAAACAGTCGGGCAATTCATTGGGTTTGCTGATACAAACGAAGAAGAAATCTATGAAGGTGACATTTTACAATACGATAGCGAAAACGGAATTGTGACATCTAAGGTAGTTTTTAACAAAAGCGATAAAGAAGATATGACATTGACATGCTTTGAAATGGAGTTGATTAATGTTGAAGATTATGAAAATGATGAAGCGGTAGAATTTACGGTTATCGGCAATATCCACGACAATCCAGAATTACTTAATGTTTCGTAATCATGGAACCAAGAGACCACTCCCGCGGAAGGAAAAACGCTAATTCTCAACACTCCTTCAATCTCATAAAGGGTAAAGTAGAAAGTCAGAGAATGCAGATTTTAAAGAAAATCGACGGACTTAAATCTACTCTCGAAATAGCCGAAGAAATGGAAGTGAGCATTCACCAGATTTCCGGAAGATTCTCAGAACTAAAAGCAAATCACAAAATAATTCAAATCACAACAAAGCAAATCGGCAAATCCCGGTATGCAGTTTACAAACAAACAGGAATATAAAAATGGAAAATAAATCAAACCTCTACAAAGCAATTCTTAAAGTAATGAAAGCCGTAAAGAACATTGACAAATCAATGACGGTTGGAAGCGGCGCAAATTCTTACAAAGGGGTAGCAGACAAAGATGTAAAATACCAGATCGGTAAAGCGATGGAAGAAAATGGATTGGCCATGATTCCTATCGAGGTAAAACCAACGCTTCAAATTGATCGCTGGGAGGAGACAAGCCAATACGGCACCAAAAATAAACAGCAAATCTTCACCGAAGTAATAACCAAATATTTATTAATCCACGAATCCGGAGAAAGCATCGAAGTAGTTGGATATGGTCATGGTGTAGATACACAAGACAAGGCCGCTGGGAAAGCGACCACCTACGCGTTAAAATACGCCCTACTATATACATTCATGGTTCCTACGGGCGAAATTCTCGATACCGACAAAGATCACTCCGATACTATCGACACTCCACCAGCTAAAAAAGCAGAAGCAAAACTCAAAATTTTGAAATACGGTTCAAAGCAGTGGGATCAGCTTACAGAGAAAATCGGAAAAGGCGAAAATATCACTAAAGAAGATTTAAAAAAATACTTTGAAATATCCGAAGTAGAAAACGAACTCGAATCACTAAATATATTTTAATCATGAGCTTAACAGGACAATTATACGAAGACTTTCAAAGTCAAAATTATGACGAACAAATGCCAACACCGGAAAGTAATGCAAAATACGATCTTATAGGCAAACTTATTAATAGAGAAATTCATCTGTCATATTCTAAACTAAAACACCTGACAAGCCCGGTAAACTTCATCAATGCACTTTTAGAACCGAAGAAAAAAAACTCAGGGATGTCATTCGGAAGCATTGTCGATTGTCTTCTCCTTACTGAGGAAAAGTTTGAAGAGCAATTTGAAATAGTCGAAAATACTCCTACAACTGAAAAGCAAGAAGAATTTGTAAATCTTGTTTTGGATAAAATGAAAATGGAAGTACCAACAGAAGAATTGCTAAACAAAAAATTTAAAGAAGCAGTTTCAGAAGGTTTTTCGAGAGTTAAAACAGATGGATTGGAAGTTTACATTATGGCACTTCTAAAAGGCAAAGAATGTATTTCTAAAAGCGACTATGATAAAGCGGTAATTGTCGTTGAGCGTCTCAGAAACTCTGATGAGATTTCAGATGAATTAACGATTGTAGATTCATTCCAGAAGAAACTTGAATTTAACTACAAAGGATGGAATTTTATATGCTATCTCGATACTTACTTCGATGGAGGTTTTCATGATCTAAAATTCGCGTCTGATTGTAATCCAGATAAATTCAGTCGTGATATTGAGAAATTCGGATATGATATTCAGTTCGGTATTTATGCTATCGGCCTTGAAGTTCTGTACGGAGAAATCAATCCAACAGTTAAGCATATTACTTATGATGCAGTAGGAAATTACGGCGTATACCCTATTGATTCCGGATATATCAATTATGCAAAAAGAAAAGTTGACTTCCTGATTGCTTGCCTTGACAGAACAATCGAAAAGCGAGCTTTTGATAAATCTTACAATTTCTTCCGCAGCCAAACTACAATTTACAAACCTAAATGGGCTGCGGGATTCGACATGACAATATTTGAAAATCAATAACATGAAAGATTTAGTCGCCGACAAAGAATCAATAAAATTTGAGCTCAAAGCAATTCAGGATTTCATCGAATTGAATATCTCCGAAGATGAAATCACAGCAGTTCAAATCAGAGGAAACGAACTTAACGCTTATCTAGCGAGATCCGGAAAGCTTTTGGCGGATGCAAAATATCACCGCGATGAAAAGTTAAAAGATTCTGTTTTTGAAAATTTAAAAGAGATTCTGAAGCTTTCCGCAACAACGGCAAATAAATTCATTGATTCACTTTGCAAAGAAGAAAATTACCTGGTGAATTGGGCGGATCGAATAAATAGAACAGCAACACATCAACTAGACTGGTGCAGATCAGTACTCAGCAAACAAAAAGAAGAATTAAGACAATCACAATATTCTTGGAATTCACAGGATAATTAATCAAAAACATCATAAAATGAAAAACAAAGCCCTACCCCCGGAAGCACAAATGCAGATTGAGGAAATCAAAAACAACCTACTTCCTCAGGCGCTTATACCTAACAGTAGACTCTTTAAAAAAGTTGATCTCATCGAAGCGGAAGCAGTTCTGCAATACGCTAAATCACAAAATAAGCCTGTTAGAAAAGCTCATCCAACCGAATGCGAGTTCACACGTAACAATCAACCAAAGGAAAAAGAATTTGAATCGCCATCTGATTACCTGACAAGAAATGAAGCCGCTGAGATTACCGGCATGGAAGCTTCAACAATGCTCTACTATTACCGTAAAGGCGCCGTTGCAGGAACTAAAATAAAAGGCAAAGTATACTTTGATAAGACAGACATATACAGGTTTAAAGCATCAAGAAAAGCGCAAAACTTTGAATCGTGAAAAAGTTTAAAAAGAGAATTAACATTGAAACCGCTTCTTCCTTTAAACTGGAATACTACGAAGGAGGAAGTGAACTCAAAAGCAAGGAATTTAATTCTTACAAAGCAATGGAGCAATTCCACAACCGGCAGACTGATTTCATGTATTTGGATATTCACAGATACGCTTTAGTGGATGGAATCTGGCACCGATTTATAAAGCTAAGATCTCCATTTGTTTTTCAGGAAGAATTAGACTTTATCAATAAAACTTTCAACGAAAATATTGAATCTGAAAATCTTCAAAAATACAGAATTGAAGAAAATTAAACTCAAAAACAACAATTAGAAATTATGGCAAATTATATCTCAATGTTTCAATATGAGAAAGATGTTTTCTCAGTGATTCACACAAACGAACTTCAGCCGACAATAGGTGATTCAGCAGTAGTTTATCATAAAACCTCACTTCACGCAAAAAATAGAGCAAATAACGAATTAAGAATTATCGAAGTATTGGAAACAAGACCTCATAAAGTAGATCCACTTAAAAAAATAAGCATTGTACGCTGTGAACCTCAAATGATCGAAGCATGATTTACAGAGATCACCATCAGAACTACAAGCAATATCACTTGCCAAAAGCACAGTTAATCATTGCAGATTTTCCCTACAATTTAGGAAATAAAGCTTATGCCTCAAATCCTGCCTGGTATAACGACGGAGATAATAAAAATGGAGAAAGCGAATTAGCCGGAACCAGTTTTTTCATGACGGACGAAAATTTTAAACCTGCAGAATTTATGCATTTCTGCTCTAAAATGCTAAAGCCAGAGCCTAAAGAAAAAGGTTGCGCGCCTGCAATGATTGTTTTTTGCGCTTTTCATCAATTATTTGAAACGATTGAGCTTGCAAAACGATATGGTTTAAAAAATCATATTCCTTTAGTCTTCAGAAAGAAGTTCTCCGCTCAGGTTTTGAAAGCAAATATGAAGATCGTCGGCAATTGTGAGTACGGACTATTGCTTTACAGGGATAAGCTTCCAAAATTCAACAACAAAGGGAAAATGGTCATGAATTGCATCGAATGGGTAGAAGACGATGATAATAACAATTATCCAAAATTACACCCAACGCAAAAGCCGGTAGGACTTCTAAAAATATTGATCGAATTGTTTACAGATCCTGGAGAAGTTGTTATTGATCCATGCGCCGGCAGCGGAAGTAGTTTAGTTGCTGCCATCGAATTAAACCGGAAAGCATTTGGTTTTGAGATTGACAAAGAATTTTATCCGAAGGCGAAGGATTGGATTGAAAAAACTATCCAGCGTAAAAAAGATATTGACAAATACGGATTCGCCAAAACCGAAATGGATAATGCCGGTGCAAATCTTTTCTCTGAAATTATATAGACCCATTCCCCACCTTAATGAGTGATGTTTAAAAAGGTGGGAGATACAATACAGGTGTAGACCTGGTGAAGTTTTGAATTTACTAAATAAAAGAAGAACGAAATATGAATGTTTATGACTTATCTCGAAAGTACTGGGATTTCGCCTTCGAAAACCCGGACAAAATAAAGCCAAATCATACAGCATTATACTTCTTTGCTATTGAACACTGTAATCGATTAGGATGGAAGGATAAGTTTGGATTTCCTACGAGCATGGCCATGGAGGCTATAAGCATTAAATCTTATAATACTTTCATAAAAACACTGCATGAATTAGTTGAGTTTGGTTTTATAATTATGATTCAGAAATCTAAAAATCAGTACTCCGCAAACGTTATTGCTCTGTCAAAAATTAATAAAGCAAACAATAAAGCACTTGACGAAGCTTTAATAAAGCATAGTACAATGCAATTTGAAAGCACTGAACAAAGCACTATCGAAAGCACAGTACAAAGCATTGATAGTATAGATAAACAAACTTACAATTCTACCAATTTACCAATTAACAATAGTATAGAAGCTGACGCTTCCACAAAAAAATCAAGTGACGAAATTTTTGAAGAAGATAAATCCAGTAAAACCTTAGAAGAGATGCCTCAAAAAAAAGGTTCCGGTTCTAAAAAAAAATATTTCAGCGCTGAAGATTTCAAGAAAGTATTATTAAACCTTGGAGCTGATGAAAAGGACATTGATGATTGGATCAATATTCGGCGGCAAAAAAGAGCCGTATTCACAGAAAATGCAATTAAGCTGGTTCAAGATGAATGTGAGAAATATGGGCTAGAATTCAAGCAAGCTGTAAAATATTCGGCGAAATATGGTTGGCAGGGCTTTGAATATGAATGGTACTTAAACAAAAAAGAAAAAGAAAATGGAAAATCAATTAGCAACAACACAAGTAAAGGATCTGGCAACCGTACAGAAAATACCTCAATGGGCCAGGGTGGGAAAATCTCCGCTGCTTCCCTACTTGCCAACAGAGCTCGTAAACAAAATGCCGGAAACGGTGAAAGCGGAAATTTCTCAGTCGAAACTTAAATATTCTGATGATGATTCATTGATGCGCTTTGCTAATCGGGTTGTTTTTGAGATTGATCCTAAATTTCCCGATGATGATGAAAGCAACGATCCTGAAAATATGCTATCGCCGTTGAATATAGCAATTAACAGAGTGATTGATTATGGCAGACGTTCAGACTTGACAGAAAATGAATTTATGCTTTCAATCAGTATGGCACAAAAAGGACTTCTGCAAATTGATGGCGAAAAAGTAAGGTTCTTCCGTGAAATTAACCAGGCGCATTTTGCCCAGTATGAAATGGGTTACACGGAATTTAAAGCTCGGGATCAGAAATATCAAAATGCCAAAGAAGAAATCAGGAAAGCAATTACTCCAGCGGAAAAGAAATTGACAGCTGAAGAATACGAAATCATGACATTGGAAAATATTCGTAAAGATTATCACCGATTCCAGGCTGACGGAAAAGTTTTAGCAACACCGATTTTTTACGATCTGATTAAAAAATCAAAGGGCGATAAGATCAAACTTTCGTTCGTAGAGACTTTCTTGAAAAATTACGTACCTGAAACAGCAGAAGGAAAATTAAGCGCCGATGGAACTTCTCTTCCGAGAGTAATCAAAAAGGATGCTTATCTGGAATTTCAGAACGAAGTCATCGCAAATTATATTCAATACTTAAAACTCAACGAAACATCTGAAGAATTATGGATGCAACACTGGAAAAGACTTCGGGAAAAAGAGTAAGCGTAGAAATGCAAAGTTTAATCGGTGTTTATTCAGAAAACCGAGAACAACAAAAACAGGCTTACAAGGGATATAATTTTGCGATTAAACCCCAAGGCCGGAAATATTATAACGAAGCAAAGGAAATACAAAAATTCTGCTCGGATAAAGTTAAAGAAGGAAAGAAATACAGAGAGATCGGCGAAATGTTGGGAATTAATTACAGTACCGTCGCTCATCATGTAAAGATGTATAATCGAAAAGATTCAAAGAACAACTAAAGAATATTAAATCATGACAACACTAGAAAAAATTAATCAAAAAGAAAAAGAGCTAGAAGAATTAAAAGCTCAATTGGAAAAAGAACAAAACGATCCTAAGAAATTCATTACTGAATTACTGAACGGATTGACTGTAAAAATCGATACTGAAAAATACCCGAATTCTACCTTCTTTTTTAGAGGTGATGAAGTAATATTAGAATTGGAAAAATCAGATGAAATCAACTATTTATGGTGTCGATATTATAAATTTTGGAATCCTATCTCGGAGAAATTTTCCCTTGATGACTCTCAAACACAGCAATTAATCAAAGAGGCGGTAGAAGATCACTTCAAAATGAGTGATGTCACACCAACAAACAAAAAATTCTAAAATGAAAATACTACAACTAAACAAATACCTCATTATAGAACCGGAAACCCCGGTATATCTTACCGTATCAGAATCGGGATTATTTTACGCTGATCCGGAAACCGATAAATCAGAGCTCATAGAAGGGAAATTTAAATTCATCTGCATGGGAAATGAGTTTGAAAAAGACCAGAAAGCAACGAAGAACGATGGATGTGTTTTAGGGCAAATATTCTGCAAGCTTGGATTTGACGCGTTTGTGGGAGAAATTGAGAAAGAAGGTTATTTCTGGAAAGATCATCACATCGAGAAACCTCATAATGTAGGACTGCTACATCTTTACCCTACCGGCGACGCCTTGATGGATAAGAGTTTAGAAATAGCAATATTATGGAAAGAAGCCGAATCGAAAACTTTCAATCCAAGTAAAACCAGAATATACGAGATATTATGAAAGGCGAAAATGAAATCGACATCATTGAACTATTCTCCGGCATCGGAGGTTTTTCAAAAGGTCTAGAGGATGGTGGTTTCAAAATAAGAAAGCATTATTTCTCTGAAATCGACAAACATCCAATAGCTAACTATAAATACAATTTTCCAAATGCAAAATACATCGGTTCAGTTACAGATATTTCCGGAAGAGACTTTACAGGAGTTGACATTATCACTTTCGGATCGCCTTGCCAAGATTTCAGCCTTGCTGGAAAAAGAGAAGGGATGGACGGTAAAAGAAGTGTTCTTATCCTCGAAGCAATTCGATTGGTTACTAAGCTCAGACCACCTGTGTTTATCTGGGAAAATGTTAAAGGAGCTTTCTCCTCAAACGCTGGCGCAGACTTTTGGGCAATTCTCCAAGCCTTTGCCAACATTGGGGGTTATAGACTTGAATGGCAATTGCTTAACACAAAGTGGTTTTTACCCCAAAATAGAGAGCGGATATACCTTGTCGGACATCTTGCAGGATCAGAGCGAAATTTCGGAAACGTATTTCCTATCACAGAAGACAATTGCGGGATTAATGAAAGGGCAATCGAAACCCGAAGTGTTCGAACATTGACAGCCGGGGGAAATTCCGGAGGTCTACATTCTTCAATGACTTTGATTCAAGCGGGTGCAATTAGAGGAAGAAACCCTGAAAATCCTACACAAAGGATAGATGGACAGTATCAAGAGCAAAAATTAGAAGTTAACAAAAAAGGTGTTTTTAATACATTAACATCGGTTCAAAAGGATAATGTTGTGGTGATTAAAAATGAATCGCGCATAGCAGGATGGTACGAAAATGAAAATGTTATAGGTGCGTATAGAGATGACGAAAAAAGAAGCTCAGTTTCAGAACATATTTATCACAAACCATCTGGAACAGTAAATACAATACAGACAGCTCACGTTCCG